TGCCTTTAGAAACACACTTCCATCAACTTCTTATGCAATTATGGATAGTTCGTACAAACTTCAATATGACAGATACAATGATAAGAATCGTTATGTACCTCTGAATGGAGATACTGCTGGACTTATTGTTAGGGCTGACATTACAAGAGATGCATGGTATTCTCCTGCTGGATTTAATCGTGGTCAGATTAAAAATGTACTTAGACTTTCTTATAATCCTATTAAAGCACAGAGAGATCAACTCTATAAGTCTGGAATCAATCCTGTAGTAACTTTCCCAGGCCAAGGAACAGTTCTCTTTGGGGATAAGACGTTATTGTCTCAACCAAGTGCCTTTGATAGAATCAATGTAAGAAGATTGTTCATTGTACTAGAGAAAGCAATCGAACTTGCAGCTAACTTTACACTGTTCGAGTTCAATGACGAGTTTACTCGGTCACAGTTCAAGAATCTTATAGAACCTTTCCTAAGAGATGTTCAAGGTCGAAGAGGAATTACAGACTTCCAAGTAGTATGTGATGGTTCAAATAATACAGGAGAAGTTATTGATCGTAATGAGTTTGTCGGAGATATATACGTCAAACCAAATCGTTCAATCAACTACATTCAGTTGAACTTTGTTGCAGTAAGAACAGGAGTTGAATTTACCGAAGTAGTAGGCAAATTTGGTTAATAAATACTTTTTAGGAGAACACACTAATGGCTTTTAATGTAAATGAATTTGCTGGTGCTTTAGTCGGAGGCGGTGCAAGAAATTCACTTTTCAAAGTGGATATACAAAATCCGATAAACGGAGCTAATGATATACAAGTTCCGTTACTTTGTAGAGCTGCACAGATTCCTGCTTCAACTCTAACTCCTATTGAAGTTCCTTACTTTGGTAGAAGAATAAAGATTGCTGGAAATAGAACCTTTGCAGAGTGGACAGTTACAATACTTAACGATGAAGATTTTGCACTTAGAAATGCAATGGAACAATGGACAAACAGTATCAATAGTTTTCAAGGAAACCTTAGAACTACGGGCGGTGCATCTCCAACGCTTTATAAATCTTCTGCACAAGTAACTCACTATGGTAAAGATGGTCAAGAACTTAGAATCTATAACTTTATAGGACTCTTTCCTACAGAAATTGGTGCAATTGACCTATCATGGGATGGTGGTGATGCGATAGAAGAGTTTACTGCTACATTCCAATACGATTATTGGGAAGTCTCTGGTGGTCAAACAGGTAATGCTGGAGGGGCTTAATCCAAAAGTTCAAAATTTACTATTGACATTGGCATACTATACATATATAATGATATAAGGTAGGGAACATGGAATTATTTGGATTTCAAATCAATCGCAATCAAGCGAACAAAGATGATCAAGACCTCACACCATCTTTTATAGCTCCAGAACAATCGGATGGGGCCGTAGAACTATCGGGTGGTGGGCATACAGGCACATACCTTGATTTAGAGGGTAATGCAAAGACGGAAGCTGATCTTGTTACCAAGTATCGGGTGATGTCTATTCAGCCCGAAGCAGATATTGCTGTACAGGACATTATCAATGAAGCAATTGTTTTAGATGATGATGACACTCCTGTATCAATAGAACTTGACCGACTTGAGATAGCTGATTCCATAAAAGATAAAATCAGAGAAGAATTTGATCACTTACTCGGTCTTGTTGACTTTAGTAATGATGCATACGAGTTGTTCAGACGCTGGTATGTAGATGGTCGTATCTATTTTCATGTTCTTATTAACAAAAAGAAAACACGACTCGGAATACAAGAGTTAAGATATATTGACCCACGTAAAATTCGTAAGATGAGAGAACCTATCAAAGCAACTGACAACAAAACAGGTGTCGAGATCATAAAAGGTTACAATGAATTTTATATGTTCAATAACACAGGGATTAGTGATAAGACAACAGGTGGAATTAAGATAGCACCAGACAGTATCATCTATTGTCACTCTGGTATACTTGATGAGAACAACAATATGGTTCTGTCTCATCTACACAAATCAATTAAACCTCTCAATCAGCTTAGAATGATGGAAGATGCAGTTGTCATCTATCGTCTTGCAAGAGCTCCTGAGAGAAGAGTTTTCTATATTGACGTAGGAAACTTACCAAAGATTAAAGCGGAGCAACATTTACGAGACATGATGACTCGTAATAAGAACAAAGTTGTCTACGATGCGGCCACAGGCGAAGTACGAGATGATCGCAAGTTTATGACTATGTTAGAGGACTTTTGGCTCCCTAGAAGAGAAGGTGGGCGAGGCACAGAAATTACAACGCTTCCTGGCGGACAAAACCTCGGCGAGATGGAGGATGTAGAGTATTTTCGTAAGCGATTATATAAGTCATTAAATGTTCCTGTATCTCGATTAGAGGCTGAAAATCAATTTTCTATTGGTCGTTCCACCGAAGTTACAAGAGATGAGGTAAAGTTCTCAAAATTCGTTAAGAGACTACGTTCTCGTTTCTCAGAGATGTTTGACAATATGCTTGAAATACATCTTGCACTTAAAGGTGTTGTAAGAAGAAGTGAGTGGAAAGAACTCAAACAAAAGATTTCATACAACTTTGCTGATGACAATCATTTCACAGAATTAAAAGAGTCTGAAATATTGAGAGAAAGACTTGGCCTTTTACAAGAGGTAGATCAGTTTGTTGGAAAATACTTCTCAGAGAATTATGTTCGTAAGACCATATTGAGAATGAATGAAGAAGATATTAAACAGCAAGAAGAAGAAATAGCTGACGAAGAGAAAGCTGGTGCGTATGATGATGAAGATGAAGAACAAGAGGCAGTTGAACCTGTTGCTCCAACAATTGAAGAAGAAGAAAAAGAAGAAGAAAAGAGAATCGAACCTATTGTTGTTGAAAAAGAAATTAGCTACGAAGAAAAAAAACTTGTTGAAAGTATGACGAATCTTATGGAGTCGGTTGCAAACTCTGAATCTTCAACGGCTGATAAGGAATGATTTATGAAATTGAACGTAAATACGGCAAAACATATTTCAGACCTTCTCAGAACAATAAGAACAAACGCAATACACCATACGGAAGTCGAGAAAAAAGACAAAACGAGAAAGTCTAACTACGTTCAACATCTACAACAGTTACGTGGCACTAAGGTCAAGGGTGATCCTCTTGATCCATATATGCTGGTCTATAAAGCAAATCGTGCAAAACAAATCATAAAAGTATTACAATATAACGTGGAGAAGTCTCGGTTGGACATTTTGGCATGATTCAAGATGTTGCAAATGCTAAGATACTTTCTACGCTTATTGGAGTACTCAAAAAACAGCGTACAGAACTCTCAAAAGAATTAAAAGAAGAAACAATTAATCTTTTCGAGTCTCTTGAAATTCCTACTCCAGAACAAGGAGAAAAGGGAGAGACTGGTGATCAAGGCCCTCAAGGTACGAAGGGCGAAAAAGGTGATTCTGTTTCTGCAAAAGAACTTGCGGAACAACTTCGTACATTAAAAGGAGACAAGGGTGATACAGGTAATGTCGGGCCACAGGGAGACAAGGGAGAGACTGGCGATAAAGGTGAACAAGGAAATAAGGGAGACACAGGCTCAAGAGGGTTTCGTGGATATGAAGGAATACAGGGACTACAAGGCCCAGAAGGTCAAAGAGGAAGTCAAGGAGAAAAGGGCAACCAAGGAATACAGGGAATCCAAGGTAAGGGTATCAAAGGGGACACTGGTGTACAAGGTAAAACAGGGCCCACAGGGGAAAAGGGCAGTCAGGGTGAAAGAGGACAACAGGGTTCTATTGGACTGCAAGGCGTAAAAGGATCGACAGGTCAAACGGGCGATAAAGGGGATCAGGGAGAGAAAGGTGATATAGGAGATACACCATCTCTCGAACCGATTGTAGATCAATTCGGAAAACTTAAAGATGATTTATCAAAAAGACTTGACAATCGTATGTCTCGTATTGCAGCTTCTGCTGGAAGTAGTAGTGGTGGTGGAGAGGTAAGACTTGAGTTTTTAGATGATGTTGACAGAGCAACTGCAAAGGTTAATAATAAGTTTCTTCAATACAATGCAGCTAGTGGAAAATGGAAAGGCGTAGATGTAGGGGATCATTCAAGTCCTAACTATCTTCAAGTTGCAAATGCAACTGTTCTGTTTAATGATCGTATGCAAGTTGCAAACACGACACTTCTTGTCAATGATCGTGCTCAGGTTGCAAATGTTGCATCTTTAGCTGCACTTGCAAATACAAATACAAGTATTGCTACAAAATTTGCTTCTGCAAACCTTGTTGCGACTGCATCAACATCTGAAAATACAGAAACACAGGCAGGAGTACAGTTTTCAGATAGACTTTTGGTAAATCCAGCTGGATATATCACGATAAATATTGGTGGAACTGAATATAAAGTTCCTTATTTTTCATAGTTTTTTTGAATAAAGTTTTAAAACTTATAAATAATAAAAATTAGTCTATTTGGAGGATATTATGACAGAGGTATTAAGTAAAGACGTTGTGAATCATTTAATGCAAGATAGAACATCTGAGTTCAAACAAGGCGTTGCAGACCTTCTTATGCAGAAAGCAAAAGATGCTGTTGCACTTAAAAGAATAGAAGTTGGACAATCTTTGTTTGATAAAGAAACCACAGAAGAGGAATAACCAATGAAAAAGTTTAGTGAGTTATTTACCGAAGCAGGGCAACCATTTACAGGTTATAGACCAAGGCCTGCAAATGATGCAGCTGCTCTCGGTGCAGCTCCTCATGCAATAGGTGAAAAAGAATTTATGGATTTACATACAATTCAGAAAGCACCATATTTGAATGATTCACAAGAAAAGATTTTCAATGGTACAATAGATCAACCCTTTTCAACGCCAGGCCATGAAGGAAATGACAGAGGCAAGGGTAATCCCCCTATATCTGGTAAGTTGGCAGAGAAAGGTGAGAGAGATGACAAACCTACTCAGGGAACTGATGCATCTGCAAAGGTCATGGGTAAACTCTTTGGTAAGAATCGTAACACTTCAAATCTCACAGGTAATAAACTTGGAGAAGAAGTTGAAGTCGAACTTGATGAAGATGAAGTTGTAGAAGTTCAACTTGATGAAGCAATAGTAGACACTCTTAAAAAGATTGCAAAAGACAAACAAGCACAAAAAATTAAATTTAAAAATGGTAAGACTTTAACAGTTGATATGCAAACTGCAAATCTTCTCGTCAAAGTTATTGGTGCATTAAAACCCGCTAATCAAAAGAAGTTTGCTGACACTATGGAAAAGGGCCCTAGTGCATTTATGAAGATGGTAGATTTTGCTTATTCTGCTACGAAATAAGGAATAGAGATGACAACTAAAATATACAACAATCAAAAGGGTGGATATGTAACTGTATCTGCAAATGCAACAGGTTTTGTTGCTTTGAATAATACTGATGGCGTAGGTGGATTAACTGGTAATGGTGCAAACACAGTTGGAGAAGTTGTCCAAGAAATGAATATATCTGAGATCATTTGGTCAAATCTCGGTGCAGCCAATATGTGGGATATTAAAAGAGGTGCAAACACTATATTTAAATGTTATGGTCAAAATGGACAAATCAATGTTCAGAGAGACAACCTACACTTAGAGTGTAATTCATTCGAGAGAGCATCAAATGTTGTCTTTACACTTTCTGGTGCAGCTGCAAAAGGAAGTATTGTTCTCAAACTCCACAAAAGATCAGACGTAGGAAACTAACATGAAACTCATCTGCGAAGTACAGAACCATGCCCTTGAACTTATCACTGAGGCAAAAGAAGATGGTGAAAAAGAATATTTCATCGAAGGCATCTTTATGCAAGGTGGAATTAAGAATCGCAATGGTCGAGTTTATCCAGTAGAGATACTTCAGAAAGAGACTGCACGATACAATCGTGAGTACGTTGCAAAGAATCGTGCATACGGAGAACTAGGACATCCACAAGGCCCAGTCATTAATCTCGACAGAGTTTCTCACATGATTAAAGAATTAAAAGCAGATGGAGATGACTTTAGAGGTCGTGCAAAGATCATGGGTACTCCAATGGGAGAAATAGTCAAGAATCTTATGCGTGAAGGTGCAACATTAGGTGTATCATCAAGAGGCATGGGAACATTAAAGAATAATAAATCTGGTGTTGCAGAAGTTCAAAGTGACTTTCAACTTGCAACTGCTGGGGATATTGTAGCAGACCCTTCTGCCCCATCTGCATTTGTAGAGGGAATTATGGAAGGTGTTGAGTGGATACAGGTAAATAATACTTGGATGCCTCAAGAAATAGAGAATATTCAGAAAACTATATCAAGTACTTCAAGTCGAAATCTCGAAGAGACTAAACTTAAACTATTTAACAATTTTCTGAATAAATTGTAAGATTTGAGATATTATAAATAATATTAACAAAATAAATAAAGAAATTCTTTACTTAGAGTTATAGGGAGAAATATGCAATGTCCAATGGTCAACAAGAAGCCTCAGTTGAAGAAACTGTAGATACTGACACTCAGGACTTGGAAGCTGTTGAGACACAATCTACTCTTGACGAAGCATCTGAGCAAATAGACGAGTTAAAAGCAACTGAGAGTGCTCGAGCTGGTGACAATAAAAATGGCGAGAAAGCACCGAATACAAAAATCGGTATGATCAACGCTATGGTCGATAAAATGCGTGGAGTTAAAAAAGATGAACTCACCGCTGCTTATCAAGAAATGGTCAAGAAGTTAGAAGGTGCTCACGAAGATGACGAGGAAGGAGATGATGACGAGGAAGGAGATGATGACGAACAAGAAGAGTCCGTCAAAGTTGCTTCCAAGAAAATCACCAAGGAAGATATTGACATTTCTCAAGATATTCAAGCAATCTTCAATTCTGAAGATGAACTTACCGAAGGCTTTAAAGAAAAAGCAACAATCATATTTGAGACTGCTGTAATTTCTAAGGTTAACGAAGT